TCTCCTCAATAGGATCGCGCACCCCATCGGCAAACGTCAGCCGCTTGCGATGCACCCGGTCATGGACCTCGTAGAGCAGCACCATCTCGCCCGCTTGCTTGCTCTCCCGCACCGCGCTCTTGACCTCATCGTGCATATCCACATCGCCATAGCCCGCCATGAAGCCGTCCGCCTCCTGGGCGTCCTTGCTGATGGGCTTGATCTGGCGCCGGTTGACGTAGCGCTCGTCGTTACGCACGAACTCATACGGCACATACATCTGTTCGATGAGGTAACGGGCATGGCCCAAACGATGCGGTGGCGTCAGCGGATCGAGGCAGATATTGAACGGATCGACGCGAGTGATATACGGGAAATCGTCCCGCATCGTATCGTTAGCGACATAGGCCGGGTCGATAGCATCGTCGCCTGCAGGGTTATACCCTACCTTGAGCCAGCCCACGCCGCAGAACAAGGTGTCGAAGGTCGCCTGGCGTATCTCGTCCTTGGCGCTCATCAGCTCGAGCGCCGCATTGGCAGCCCGCTCGAGCAGTTCCGCCTGACGCTCGTAGTTCTCGTTCTCGACCTTCAGCCACACCCGCGGATACGCAAAAGACACACTGGCCAGGATCTGGCGCACCAGCGTGTAGTACCGGCTGATCTTGATAACCCGCTCATCCGGTAGGCCGGGTATATCGTAATCCATCCGGTATTGATCCAGGAGGCGCCGCCAGACCTTATGCCGCTTGCCCATATACTTGCGGCAGGTCTCGATCTCGCCTTCCCAGAAGTCTATCTGGCGTTGTGTGGCCATAGGAGCTACTTCTTCCTGCCGCCCCCGCGCTTGCTGCCGCCGATAGTGGCTGCCGGGCCTTTGCGCTTGCTGTTGGGCGTATCCTTGACGGCGCCGCTGGTCTTTATCTGGCCGCCATTGCTATGGGGTGTGCCGTTAAATGCTTTCATTGTCAATCGCCTCCGTAGCGGTTACGGCCCCCTCGGACCATCGCCGCCATCTCGTTAATTAGCTCCTGGCCGGTACCCGCCAGTTGGGGTTTTTCGACGCGGTAGGGCTTGTATATGTGGACCATGCCATACCGCCAGGCATCGGCCTGGTGATCGTCGCTATGGGTATCTACGTCCTCGGCGTTGTTGCGGTCCCGCGGTAGCGCCGGGACCGTCTGCCACCAGGGCTCGCACCACCCCTCGAAAGTCTTAAAACGCTTGTGATGCAGGGCATCCCGGCATATACGCCAACCGCCGACTCTATCGTTGTTCGCGGGCGTCAGGTGGAGCCCCACATCAGCAAATACATCAGCGGGCGAGTGTTCGTTGATCGGCGTCAGGCGCCGCTTCACGAACATCGACGGATCGACGTAGATAGCGCTCGGATGCCGCCCCTTTGTCCAGGGGCAGTTCTCGATCATCTCCAGGACGCCCTCGGCGTGTTCCGAAGCCGAGCGATCCGCCTGGTGATAGGTCGATACCATGTAGACCGTATCGTCGTAGTCCACCGCCGCGAGCCAGGCGCTGGTGGGATTTTTCTCGCCGTAGTCCATCCCCACCGCCAATTGCCAATCGGGCGGAATGTCGAAAGGCTCGACCATCACCTCGCGGCGCTTGATCGAGAAGTAGGAGCCCACCAGGGCGTCCCAATCGCCCTCGAGCCATGCCTGGACCAGCGCCTCATCCCCTACAGCCTTAAGCCGATCCAGGTAGCGAGGATCGGCCTCGAGCAGCTTCTTATTGTCGTAGATCCGCGCCGGGATATAGACCCTGGTCATCCCCGTAACCGGGTCTTTATAGGGCGTCATCGGCTCGGCCACATCTACGAAGCGAGCCTTGACCGCGGCGTGACCGGGGCCGCCCGGATTGCCGGTAGCCCGTATCCGCATCCCCTTAACATTGTGCGCCGACCTGAGTGTAGCCTTCAGCATATCGTAGGGCTCGAGCGAGGAGAAATTTGTCAGCTCATCCCAGCCGCACCATGTATAGGCATGACCTTGATAGTGCGCCGCATCGTGGACGCTATCTATGTGGCGGAACTTCAACGTGGCGCCGTTTGGAAACCGCCACTCATGCCGACCCACCTTATACTCGGCGCCGCGGTATAGCACCTGGCTGCGCCGTATCAGCTCGTCCAATTCCGGGTAAGTGCGGCGAAACAGGATACCCTGCCAGGCCGCGCCCTGCTCTACGTCTGCGAGGAAATCCCCGAGAAGGTAGTCCGATTTTCCCCCGCCTCGACCCCCGCCTAAAAACAACTCATCTACCACATAGCGGGCGTCGATGGCTATCGCTTGCGGCCCGAGCTGCGGGCGCCAGGTTACAATGGGCTTAGTTGCTGTGGCCATTACTCCCGACCTCGGCCTCTACAATGGCGTCTACCGCGTCCTGCTGCGGCAGCGCCTCGGTTATCTCCTCCCGGCGCTCGATCCACTCCGACAGATTCTCAGGCGCCGCTGGGGGCGCTTCTATCGTCGCCTGGTGCGAGGTAGTCACATCGGCCACGATCTCCTTGGGCTGGAGCCTGACCAGGAACTCGAAATACTTATCGGGCGACTTCGCCATCAGCTCGGCCAGCCTTGCCGGGCCGCCGTGCTGCTCGAAGACTTTGATAAACTCATCCTTGAGCGTAGTAAACTTTGACTTGGCGCCTTTGGGCCGTCCTGTATTGCCATTGCCGGGCATAAACCGCCCTCTATTGTCCCGGCCCGAGGTCCGCTTTTCACCGTTTTTTACGGAATCCGCTTTCTCACCCACGTTAGTAGCTCCAGATCGAGGGCCGCGGCACGCTATGCTCGCCGTAGCCCAGATCGTCCAGGTGCAAGAATCGATGCTCGCCCTTCTGCTTTACCCCGATCCCCGTAAACCCACATACCAGCGCCTCGGTCAGGATGTCGTAAGCGTCTACGCCCGCACAAGCGATGTCTACGGCGCGACCCTTCGCATGGGTGCCAGGTGCTGGCTTCGCCACCTCGATGCTATGAGCGGGGCTCCTGTAGCCGCTGGTGATGCGTAGCGCGTGGCCGTAGTGGTTGCGGAGTAGCTGGAGGCGATCCATGAACGCTTCGTCCATCTCGCATTCGCCGGTCTCGCTGCAAGCCAGCTCGCGGTGCGCGAAGTTAGGCCAGCGGTCCTTCGGCCATGTCGCCTCGGTGTAGCTCATCGCGCCCTGCCATCGGCTACGTAAGTCATCGCGCCCTGCCATCAACCACGTAGCTCATTTCCGCTTCGGCTTCGGCCTGGTCTTTTTCTTTTTCTTCCGGGCAGCCGCAGCGGCCTTCTTCCCCGAGGCCGTATATGGATAATGGACGTTGCCTACCTTGGGCATCTCAACACCCCTGTGTTTATTGCCGCCCTGGTCTCCAGGAGGTATGCAGCGCACCAGTGTTCGCCACCATGCCCTACATCATGGTGTTGGCGCCACGCTGGTGTGCCGCGGCTTGCGAGGCCAGGTCGCCCGTATGGTCTTGGCGCCCATCGAGGCGATTGAGAGCCAGGGCGGCAGATTCTTATGGTCTATCGAATCTTATATACGTAGTTCCCTGCTCTATCGAATTTCATAAATCGCCACCGCCCGTCAACGCCGGTTTGTGGCCGTTTGTGGCCACCGCCTAAAATAATTTTTCGCCCTCCCCCAAAATAGCGCGGGGCGTTTTATTTGTATGGGAGACAACGACTTATCCCTACGGGGCGTTTACGGGGCGCTTTCGGGGCGCTTTCGCGTTTTCTCTAAGCCATTGCCAGGGCTTGGCTTAAGGCCCAGCGGGGCGTTTGGGGCGCTTTTTTGCCAAAAGGTTTATTTATATAAAAACGGTTTTTGAAACTCTCTATACGCATTACTTGGCAAGAAAACGCCCCAAACGCCCCATTTGAACGTAACAATGGAGTTTTATTGAAGTTACAAAATTTCCAAAAGCGCCCCGAAAGCGCCCCATCGGTGACTTTGGGGCGTTATCACCTTAATTAGAATAGGCGAAATGGCATACTATGTAGTAGTAAGTGCCGTGGAAGATACCGATCAATGGAATAATGCGAAATCGGCTACCAGTTTAATCGGGTTAAATTAATTTGGTGAGGGAGGGAAAATAATTTGCTTTTTGATGGCGGATCACCGATATTGATGGACCGGATAGGTGAACAGTTGAGCACTAATAACCCCAAATACCAATACACCCAAACCCAACAAACCAAACATGCCACCCAGCACCAGTAGATTAGCCGAATGGATAAACACCACACGACATACCTACATAGCGATCAACGATATATTTAACACCGCAAAAAAGTTTACGATTGCGCCATATATGGCGCAAAAATACCAAAAAACAAATTGCAAATGGACTTGAGAAACAATAATTTTGCTTCTATCGCCGTCCTAAAAACCTAACTTTTTGGCAGAAGAGAGGCGCTTTGGCTCAAGACACGCCGCGCCCAGGTGAGTAGAAATGGCTACCGAATACAAATACCAATTTGGCGCCCGCCTACAAGAGATCCTCCAGCTACGATCCATCACCCAGACCGAGCTGTCGGAGGACAGTGGCGTCAGCCGCAATACCATCGCTCGAGCGCTACGGGGCGATGGAGGGTTGACTATGGAGATGATGGGCAAGATCGCCCTGGCGCTGCATATATCGATGAGTGAGTTGGTCAGCGATGCAGCGGATGACATCGCGCTGCACCAGATGACGGGCATACGCCTAATAGACCAGGCGCTCTACCGCTTCTGTCGGATGCGCTCGCTGCCCCCTGGACCAGACCGAACCGCCCTCGAGGACGAACTACATTATCCGGTGGATAAGGACAACCTAAGTTTAAGAAATAGCGATACTGGCCAGCACGTGGATCTGAAATGTTCGGGTCTCTGCGCCAGCCCGCTATACTCGATGAAACAATACACAAAATGGCGTAAGCGCGGCTATAAATGTTATCGGGTGCGGAATGTAGCCACTCACGGATTTGACCTGTATGCCATCTCTCTCGGCGACGAACTCCTTCTCAATGACGCCGCAGTAGACGCCCGCCCCGCCATGCACATACCCCAATACCGCCCCGTCATGGCTTATCCGATTGGCGGAAATCGCGTATCAATGATTGTAGAGTCTATACGCTCTATAAATAAGATTATTAATGGCAACGCGAACTCGAATCAACAGAGGCCAACCGAAGCGGCAAACGCCGCAAATTACGAAACGTCGAGCGACGGCCACCCGCGAAACCGTACAATACTCACGGAGTATACTTTGGAGGTCGTGACACTTAACCAGGATTTCGATAAACTGCGGAGTGATCGGCCACTGCAAATCAGCTTTAAACATTGGGCGCTGATGCCCGAGCTGACGCCCAAATCCGTGAAGCTGGTGAGCTCGTACGGGTAGGCTAAACTACTCGTCTTCCTCGCCAAGCTCGAACCGGAGGAGGTCGCCCGGCTGGCAATTAAGCACTTGGCAAAGGCGGCCAAGAATTTTTAGGCTGGGCTGAACTTCGCCTTTACTTATTTTATAAAGGCTCGAGCGGTGCATCCCAGCAGAAAAAGCCAAAGCATCCCGCGAGGGAATGCCGCGCAATTCCATTAGGCGCTCGATCTCAGACCAGACTAATATGACAGGCATTAGGTTCATATGAGATAATATTATCTCGGGAAAATAACATATGCAAGGGTATTTTTGAAAAAAAAGCTTGCTATGTAGTAAAAGTTTACTATATTATTACGTGTAGTCAGTTGACATTCACGTAGTTCGAGGCCGAAATAAAAGCGGCCCGTTGCTCTCAATCTTGCCGGATTCAAGCAACGGACCTAAACCCTGGCCTCGCAAAAGACACAGGAGTATTGCTTTGAATAGTACGAAATCCGGAAGTTATAC